GTCAGCTAATCGGCGAACCGAAAAAGGACATTTAGAGATGGATACAGTTCGCGGTGGTCGCGGGTCAAAGGCTGCTGTTTTGACCATTGTCGATCGGGTCACACGCTTAATGGCGACAACTAAGCTTGAAAACTTATCACAAAATGCTGTTCTCAAGGGTTTTGCAAGACTGATGGTGGACTTTCCGGGTCCGGTTCGATCAGTGACGGTTGATCACGGTAAAGAGTTTTCCTGCGATCATGCGCTTACAAAGCGCTATCGGATACCGGTTTACTTTTGCCACGCCTATCACCCGAATGAACGGGGCACAAATGAACGGTTCAATCGAGAACTTCGCTACTATTTCCCGAAGGGAACACAGTTTGATCAGGTTTCAGAGGCCAATATTCAACGAGCCACAGCGCTTATCAATAACAAACCCAGAAAATGTCTCCGTTGGCAAACCCCAGTTCAAGCAGTGAGCAAGCCTCTTTCTAGGTGGTAACTTTATTATTGCAATCTAGGAATGAAATATACTTGTCTAGCAGCACGTTTCAGACTGTCACCATGAACAATTGTTGCGTTCATGCCGCGAATGGCACAATTGAATATCAAAAACGGCAACGTACTATCGCCAAGCTCTTCTAAATGATAAAAATACATGCTTGGCCGGTAGTCCCACGGTTTGTGGTTCAAACGGTCTTGTTGCCATCGTTGAATCATCATTGAGCCAGTCCCGGCGGCAACCTCGTAATACTCGCTACTGTCGTTCGATCCAACGAGCATGTTCACGAGCTTGCTAATGCTTTCAGGGGTGAAATCTTGTTTCTTGTCTTTGCGATCAGCTTGAACACTCATGAAATATTCTGAGAACCAGTCATGTGATACGTCTGTGCTGACATCTAGGAATTCCTTAAAAAGCTCGTTACGCTTTTGCTGATCCATGACAATGCCCATCAATGCTGCTGGCGCCTGCTGTGCCTCACGAACACCTAACAGTTTGTGAACGACATCTGCTGTGAATTTGGTCGTCATTTGAGTGCCTCTCATTTCGCACTGACTGACTTCACAGCCTGATCTGAATAGTCCTTGATGCTCTGTGCGTCTTTGATTGCCTGTGATAAGTCATTGTTTGCCTGTTTGGCGGCTTCTAACTTAGATGTAAGGTCATTGATGGCCTTCTGCTTAGCATCGACCTCAGGCTGCTGCTGGCGTGGTTCAGGCTGATATACAGAAACATCTAGGCCTCTGACAGGAACTAACCACTTCATTTCAACCTCTACAGGGTCATTCGCCTCAGCTTTGAAGTGGATCTTTTCAACCTGTCCAACCTCAATGCCATTCACAAAAACTTTGCCGTTTTGAATTCGTATGCTATTCATCATGATTTTTTCTCCTTAATCGATTTCTTCGACTTCAACTCTCGGGTTAGCTTTGTCAATAAAGAACCGATCTCGCAGTTCTACAATGTGATCCCAGTTATCATTTTCTAAAAATTCAGCCTTTTGCATGCCGTCGAAGATAAACTTGTGCTGAAACGCGATGTTGTCCGGGTCTGTTCGCTTGTCATACCAGTACCAGTCGAAACTTAGAGGTTTCCCCCATTGAAATTTCACGCCCTGATTCATCGCTCTTCTCACAGCCAACATTACCGTTTCCGTTGCTTGTTTCTTGACTTTTGCTCCGCCGAACATGTTGCCTCGTTCAACCTTGATGTACTGGTTAAGAGTCATGAGGGGCAATGGAATAATGATCCTGTTCACGCCGGCTTCACGTCCTTCAGATAGTATTGACGTTGCTTGCCATCAACCATCTCAACCGTTGTGATTGTCTCTTTGGGTGCGTTGCCATCAAAAGCAACTGGCTTGTTGATGTCTTGACTTGCACCTCTGGCGTTGTATCGCTCGATTCTGATGATTCGTGCCACACCGCCAAGATCACGCACGCCCATGAATATCCGATCAGGCACCGCAACCAGATCACCGACCATCATTTTTGTTTTAATTGCTTGCATTTGAAGATTCCTCCTGTAGTTCCTTGTATTCTTGATCGCTAATTGGCTGTTTTAGCTTTTCTAGCGATATCCCATGGCTTTAGCTATCTTTGTAAGTGTGATCCTCATTACCTCTTTGCCACTAAGAAAACTAGCAACTGTGATGCGACTCACGCCAGCAATCAAAGCAAAACGGTATATTGGCAAGCTGGGATGATCGTCAAGAAAGTTGCGAAGTCGTTCACGTGCCCAATCTTGGCCTGCATTGTTAGTTCCGTCCTCATGCTCAATCATGCTTTTGCCTCCTCAAAATTTTTGCTTCGGTAAGTTCACATTTAGCTTCTTCAGATATCCTCGCCAAATGTCGTATGTGTTTTGGCAGTAAGCTCGCGTTACTGGATCAGTTTCTTTTGTTGGTAAATATGCACTAGTTTCCCCATAATATTCTGACTCGGCCGTTTCTAAGGCATCTGTCAAGGTAACGTACGCCCACTTGTACCAAAACTTCTTCATATCCGCATCGGCTTGTTGCGCCTTTTTTAGATATTCCATGGCTTCATCAAGCTGCAGAATGATGAACAGCGAGTATTGATAATGTCCCTCCTGCATGTACTCATTGAACTCTTTAAGGGTCATGGTTGGATAAGTCATTTCAATACGCCACCTTAAACTGCAACTTTGGCGCGAAAAAGCGAAAATCAATGCTACCAAGTGCTCCTTCACGATTTTTGGCAATTGTTAAAGTCACAGTACGGATATCTGATCTTTCGTTCTGCCGATCACTGTTCCAAAGGAATCCAACCGCATTGCTATCTTGTTCAATTGATCCCGACTCTCGTAAATCTGAGAGTACCGGTTGCTTGTCCTGACGATTCTCAACACCTCGTGATAATTGACTAAGCAAAACAATCGGGATACCAAGCTCGTTGGTCAGCACTTTGAATTGACGGGTTATCTCTTCGATTTGCAGACGGCGATCGGCTTGGCTACGAACACCAATCAGCCCGAGATAATCAACAATCGCAAGGTAGCCTTTATCTGCATTAGCGGCTCGCTGCCGCATTGTTTTGACGATCTGCGGTAATTCCACCTGCTTGTCGTAAAGCTGCAAGTGATAGTCTTTAAGGACGTTCCCTGCCTTTTCAACCTCAACCTTCTCAGCATCGCTTAGACTTTTCTGTGGGTTGATGAATTTACCAGCACTGATACCAGTCTTGCAGGCCAACAAGCGGTTGTAGTTTTCTGCATTTGACATTTCAAGCGAAAACATATCAACCGTCAATTCCGGTTGCTGTTTCAAAGCCTCAATGATGAGATTAACCGCGAATGCTGATTTACCGACACCAGGGCGCGCACCAATCGTCAACAAACGTCCCGGCATCAAACCACCACCCAGAATATTGTTAAGAGTGAAGTACGTTTTAATCCCATTGTCAGCAGCACCGTGTATCATTTTGTCCTCCATGGCCGCTGCCAAATCTGCAATGCTACTTTCAGTTACCGTCTGACTGGCAGCAGTAGCATTCTGTGAGGCAACCATCATTGCGGTAAGATTGTCCTCGCTTGGTTCTTCCGAGTACGCTTGTGCTGTTTTAATGAGCTGACTACGGAAATAATCCCGTTTTAGCTTGCCTACCCACCAGTCAAAGCGTGAGGTGCCAAAATCGCTGGTCATAATGTATTGCCAATCTGTTACTGACATCACGCCAGGATGAGCTGTATCAAAACCATCCTGTAATTCCAGCGTGTCAACGTCACCTGGCAACTTGTTCATGTAGGCAACTAATGCAGCGTATTGCTGGCTGTTAAACCATTTAGGATCAATCCATTCAGACTTGATGAGTTCCGGCTTCGTATATAAGCCATACATGACATGTGGTTCAGGATTGCTAGGGTCATAAAGCTTTTTCGTCAAGCTTGTTGCCTCCCTTCATCGTATTCAGCAATGTAACGTTTGGCATCTTCTGGATTGATTGGAATACCTTGCGCTTGGATTTCTTCAAGCACTCGGTCAGGGCTGTTGTAGTCGATATACATTGCAATAGCAGTTTTCTTGGGATCGAACTTAGGCTTTCGAGCTTCCTGCTCATCTAGCTCTTCCTTTACGACCTCAAGGTAATCGTTCCATGCCTCTTGGTTGAAGAAAGTGCTACCGTCTTTGACAAACCGCTTCTCTGTGCCTTTGCTATTGATTAGCTGTCGATAAGCCACAATGCCATCCTGAATTTGTCTGTTGGTAGCAGGGTTCTTCTTTCTACTCATTGCTCGTTTGTAAGCAGCTAATGCTGGCTTCTTGCCGATCTTCTTTGGATACAGTTTCCAGAGCTTTTCAAAGTCACTCTCTAACGTGCTGGATGCACGTATGTTTTTATTAATACTTGTAGTATTCTCTGGCTCATTTTTGACCCCACCCCCGGCGCAATTTTGACCCCACCCCGGATCATTTTTGACCTCAGGGGTAATACTGATAAATCGCTTCTCTACCTCGGTAGTTCCTTCCTTATATTTAACAATTCGTTTAATGAAACCGAGTTCTTCAAGAGCTTGCAATCGTCTTTTTATGGTGCTGATGCTGACTGAATACAGCCTAGAAAAATAATCATTTGAGGCCCAGCAATACCCGTTCTTATTACTGAGAGCAGTTATTTCACAATAGAGAAGCTTAGCCCCATCAGACAGCTTTTCGTGATAACGAACATCTGCTGGAATGATTGCGTAGTAACCTGGTTTCTCATTCATGATCGTCACCGTCTTTGTTGAAGTATTGATCGGCAATATTTTGGCGAACATCCATTAAGTCTGCTTCGAATTTGATCATATCAAGTGATGTTTGACCCAAGATGTCCATATATCTCGCAAAGTTATCTTTCAGGAACAAGCGGTTTTGAATCTTCTCACCATCGGTCATGTGAGGATCATCATCCCGGAATAGATCGCACTTGGTTTCTGCCCATTCTCTCAAATAATCCAAAAGGTACTGATTAGTTCTTACTTTGTATGCAAGTGATTCAAGACGATCAAGCTGCTTGCCAATTTCTCTGGCCATTGTTTTACCTCATTTCTTTCTGTGATATAATGAGGTCACTCAATGTGAAACCTCATTTTTGGCCGTTAAGTGTTCTAGCGCTTAGCGGTTTTTGTTTTGCCAATTATTTCGTTGATTAAGCTGATGGCGGTTTGCAAGCCGTCTTCTCGTCCCATGGCATAAGCTCGTGTCTGGTCCGTTCCTTGACGGTAATTATGACCAACGAGACGTGCGTTCTCAGCCTGCGTATACAAGTAGGAGATAAGTGGAACTAGCTTGGCTATAGCTGCTTCATTCAATCCACTGCCTCCAATTTCCGCTGTGGCCTAAGCAGTGACCAACAATCACGCCGAAGCCACCAGCAATTAGTAAGTAGCCAATCATTATTTTTCCTTCTCTCTAAGTGACCTTGAAATCTCTGGGAACCATTTGTCTAAGAAGTCGAGCCATGGTTTCGGATGAAACAGATACCCCTTTTTGCCAGGCGGTGGATATGAAACCACG